ACTTCTTGCTACGCAACAGCAAGAACTATGTATTCGCATCACAGAAAGAATACCTGATCGGTGACGGCCTACTCTCAAAGGCATGGGACTTCCTGTCATTTGTAGATGACAACACAGCTTGGACACAGCCTAGACTGAGAGACCGTGAGATGCACAAACAGTCAGGATATAAGAAGAATGTCAATGGTGCGGACGTAGAGCTTGGGATGAAGTCTCAGATTATTGGTGTATCTTTGAAAGACAACCCTGACAAAGTCCGTGGTAAGGCAGGTGATCTGATTTTCTTTGAGGAGGCGGGTTCATTCTCAGGTCTACTAAAAGCATGGGAAGTAGCTATGCCAACAATGCGTCAGGGTTCTAAGACACTAGGTACCATGATAGCCTTTGGTACTGGTGGTGAAGAAGGTGTAGGGTTTGATGGTATGGAGGAACTATTCTACCACCCAGAATCCTACGACTGCATGGCATTCGAAAATACATGGGATGCAGGTGCAATGGGCACCAAGTGCGGATACTTTGTTCCTATTTATCAGAACTTGGACGGGTTCATCGACGATAACGGGAACTCAATAATTGAAAAAGCTAAACAACATGAAGAAGACCAACGCGAGAAAAAGAAAGGGGCCAACGACCCAAAAGCGCTCGACCAATACACGGCAGAACACCCGTTCACGCCACAAGAAGCAACCCTCCAAGTCACAGCCAACCTCTTTGATGTCACTTCTCTTAAAGAGCAGTACAACAAAATTAAAGCACATGATCTCCAGAGTGAAGGCACTGCTGGGATAATGTACTACAACAAAGATGGGAAGTCATCTTTCAGGGCATCTGGGGAAGTATCTCCGGTTTATAAGTTTCCTCACAGAAAGGGAGACAAGACAGAAGGGGCAGTCGTCGTATACGAATCTCCCTACAGAACAAAGGAGGGGGAAGTACCACACAACCTATACTTGATTTGCCATGACCCATATGCACAGTCCAAGTCAACCACCAATGAGTCACTTGGTGCTGCATACGTAATCAAAAGACCTAACAACTTGTCCAAGCCGGACGATATAATTGTAGCTAGCTATGTCGGTAGACCACAAACACAGGATGAATACAACCGCAATTTATTTATGCTGGCGGAATACTACAACGCGAAGATCGGATTCGAGAACGACCGTGGAGAGCTTATTGCTTACGCGAAGAGATATCGCAAGCTTCATAAACTACAGGAGGAGTTTGAAATGCTAGATAAAAGAGAACTTAGATCTAAGAATGTAAAGAGACAGTACGGAATGCACATGACTGAGCAGCGCAAGCGGCAAGGCGAGTTGTACATACGGGACTGGCTAATCACCCCCAGGCACACTGATGAGGAGGGGAATGTAACTCTTAACCTGCATAAGATCTATGACCCAGCACTTCTACAGGAGCTTATCAAGTTCAATCATAGAGGCAACTTTGACCGAGTCATGGCGTTTATGGTGGGGATGTACCACACGCGAGAGTTATATAATAGAGAGGTAGTAGAAATTTTACAGGACCGGTCTTCAGACGATTGGTTCGATACCGTTTACAGTTAATTTAGCAAGGATGTACGGACAGGCTAAGATACCTAGGCAACGTATACCGTTGTCTCAGAAATCAAAGAAGTGTAGAGAAGAGTGTGTAGAAGCATACATCGACCTCTCTAAGTTTGGGGTAAGTGAGAGAAGATCTTATCTCAAGTCATTATATGATTATTACAATGGTGTTATTGACGAGCAAGACTATAGATATGTCTTGAAGCCGTACGGCAAGACTCGCAATAACTTCCCATCGAAACTACGTAACTACCCGATAATCAAGCCTATCATTGACTTGTTGTTGGGAGAAAAGGCAAAGAGGCCACTCAACTATACAGTTACAGTGCAGAACTCTGATTCTATCTCTGTCAAACAGGAAGAGAGAAACAAGAGAATGCTTGAGATTGCCAGCGCAATATTTCTACGTAACGTATCTCCAGAAGAGATGCAGGGAGATCAACCACCCCCACAGCCGAAGCAGCTGATGGATGAGTTTGACAGAAGCTACGTAGATAGAAGAGCTATCAAAGGGCAGGCTGCATTGAACTACATCATGCAGAGTGAGGAGATGAAGGACAAGCTAAACAAAGGCTTCTTTCACTATCTCGTGACTGGGGAGGTGTACTCCCACAAAGGCGTAGTAAGAAACGAACCCTTCTACAATATACTGAACCCCCTGGATATCGATTACGATAAAGATCCAGACTTGGAGTTTGTAGAAGATGGGGACTGGGCAATGGTGCGTAAGCACGCACATGCGTCAACAGTCGTAGATATATTTGGTGAGTACCTGACTGATGAGCAGATTCTTGAGCTAGAGAACCCGCAGCAAGCATCAGCAGACTCATACCTTCTCTACAGAGCTGAGGCCTCTGGTAGTGATGAGAACATCTACCGCAACAGGTTGGTAGAGTGCATCACAGTATACTGGAAAGGCCGTAAGCGTATTGGATTCCTATCATACCCAGACCCAAAAACTGGGATGATGGAAGAAGAAGTTGTAGAAGAAGGATTCAGACTTCCTAGAGAGATGAAGGAGATGGGTGCTAACGTTCGCTATGAATGGGTGAATGAAGTATGGGAGGGCACACGGATTGATGGTAGATTTTACATCAACATCAACCCCCTGTCCAACCAACGTACATCCCTAGACAACCCTTCCCGCTGCAAGCTCCCAGTAAACGGGCGTAAGTACTCTGATATTAATTCAGATAACATCTCACTAGTCTCTCTAGGTATACCATATCAACTCAACTACAATATCTTCAAGTACCGCATGGAGCTGGCGATTGCAAGGTCTAAGGACATCATCGCACAGTTTGACATCAACATGATTCCCAAGAAATGGGACATGGACAAGTTCATGTACTTCGTAGAGGGTACAGGTATTGCGTGGGTTGACTACAATAAAGAGGGTATCCAACTTTCACCTCAGCACCAGTCTGTACTTGACATGTCTATCAAGACTATCGGTCAGTACCTGCAGTTGCTAGAATCCATACAGATGGAGTGGGAAAAGATATCAGGTGTAAACAGACAACGCCAAGGTGGCATCGGACCCTATGAAGGAAAAGCAGCCTCCCAACAAGCAATTGTTCAGTCATCGCACATTACAGAAGATCTTTTCCGCAAATACGCAAGATTTGAGCAACGCGAACTCCAAGGTATACTGGATTACTCTAAGGAAGCTTGGGTTAAAGGAAAGAAAGGCATGTACGTCATGCCCGACAACACGCTAGAAACAATAGACATAGACTCACTCCAGTATATGGAAAGCGAATATGGAGTCTTTGTATCTAATTCAGGACGTGACCAAGATAAGATAGATCAAGCTAGAGCGCTTGGACAGTCCATGGTACAGAACGGTGTACCCGCCAGTGCAATTCTTGACATGTTCGATACAGAGAACTTTGCAGGTCTTAAGGATAAGATTAGAAAGGCCGAGGCTGCTCAGAAAGAGTTGCAGCAGGCACAACAACAAGCTCAGCAGCAGCAAGCTCAGCAGGATATGCAGATAAAGCAGCAGCAGCAAGAGATGGATGCTATTGACAAAGACAAAGACAGGCAGGTAGAAATAGAAAAGGCACTTATTGCAGCAGAGTCTAGAGATCAAACTAATCGTATGCAGATTGACATGGAGAAGATGATGCGAGACTTTGAGATAAAAGAGAAAGAGATACAACTCAAAGAGCAAGCTCTTAACAAAGAAGGTGACCTTGAACCAAACGGAGTATGACGAACGCGCAGCGTAGAGAGATCATAGACAATGCAAAGGCACAAGGCTACCAAGGTAGTTATGTGGACCTGTTCAGACAGGCTGCAGTAGATCCTCAACAAGTTGTGCGTCACGGTACTCAAGCAAGTATGGACGGGCTAAGACCAGCTCATCAAGCCGGGAATACGGAAGCGTCTATGGCCTTCACAGACGTGCCTCCTAACACCCCATTCAACACAGTCGGCATGAAGAAGCCGATAGATATAAAGAAGTACGACCGGCAGGGACATCTAGTCAAGTCCTACGAGTCCGTACCTCCCGGCATACAATCTCTAGACACAGGCCCTAACACGGGTACTGTGATAGAAACACCTGCACGCATGCAGGAAGGTGGCCCTAAAGATCCAGTAGTTGGTACAGGTAAAAAGCCTAAGGGTTCAGGTAGACGACTCTACACTGATGAGAATCCTAAGGACACTGTATCTATCAAGTTTGCTACTCCCACTGATGCAAGAGCTACTGTATCTAAGGTGAAGAACATCAACAAGCCCTTTGCTAGAAAGATACAGATACTTACTGTAGGCGAGCAGAGAGCAAAGGTGATGGGCAAGACTGAGGTTGCCTCCATCTTTAAAAGGGGCAAGGAAAGCATTAGAAAGAGCAGACGCCCAGGAGGATTCATGAGTGATATATAATAATGGAAATTATAGAAAATAATTTTACATTTCAACAAACCACAACACTAAATACATTTGCATAATGGCAGACCCAACCAACAAATTAGACCTAGACTCTATCTCGTTTGACAGCGTGATAGGAGATGGTGCCCCAGGACTGGAAACAGTTGAGGAGCAAGCCCCTCAAGAAGTTGAGGAGGTAGAAGAAATTGACAACGAACTAGACGAAGATGCTAGTGAGCGTGGAGACGAAGATCATGAGGACTACGTAGACGAAGACTACGATTACTCAGAAGACGAACGCTCTGCAGAAGATGAATACGATGAAGATGTTGAAGACGAAGATGTCGATACATCTGAGTACAGCATCGCTGATCAGATATCATCTACTCTCGGTTTCGAGATGGAGAGTGAATACGCAGACACTGTAGAAGGCCTTACAGAATATGTGAAGGACATTGCACAGGAAGTTGCAGAAGATCAGATGCAGGACTTGTTTGAGCAGTTCCCAGAAGTACAACGTCACCTTGATTACGTACTGAACGGGGGTGAGTCAGAACAATTCTACGAAGCATTCAACCCAGCGGCTGACTACAACAACTTTAACTTGACTGAGAACGACTCAATGTCACAGAAGGTTATTCTTCAGCAGTACTTCCAACACAAAGGTCATGATAACGAGTTTATCAATGAGATGTTGGAGGACTATGAAGACTCCGGTAAGTTGTATTCCAAAGCTAAGATTGCAAAAGATGCTCTTGCGCAAGTACAAGTACAGCAAAGAGAGCAGATGCAAGAACAGCAGCAAGCACAGTTTGAGCAACAAGAGCAAGAACGAGAAGAGTTTTGGGATGGGGTAGCAGACACTATTGAAGGGGGCAATGAATTTGCAGGTATAAGGATACCTGACAGAGACAAAGCAGACTTCTTCGATTACATCTCATCCCCTGCGAATGAGTCTGGGCAGACACAAAGAGACATAGATTACTCTCAGTCAGACATTGAAATCAAGCTAGCTATTGACTACTTGATGTTCAGTGGGTTTAACTTGGAGGACATCATAAATACTAAGGCTAAGACAGCTAGTGCACGCAACCTGCGTGATCGCATAGTCTCCAACCAGGAGCGTGTGAAGAATGCAAAAGGTGCACAGCGTCGTAAGCAGAAGACATTTGATCCAGATCAACTGGACATAAACGCGCTTTTTTAAGCAATCTAACTTTTAAAATAAACAATCATGGCTTTGATGCAAGTACTGAAAACGTACTATAATGACTCGCAGATGACCGACACAAATTCGTTGGTCAATGCCCTGATGGAGAAGCCCGAAGAGCTCTCTCCCATCATTACGCACTTGGCCGGACGTGAAGAAAAGAAGTTTCCGCTTTCTTTCTTGACTGAGGGGGTTGGCAACACGCGCTCGATCGATCGTTACGAGTACGAGTACCGTGTCAAAACCCATGAAGTCAACACACGCCCGGTGGTGCGAACTGCTTCCAATTCTGTTCTTACAGGTATTGGTGCAGCTGGTTCAACCTTTAAGGTGATTTTCCCTGACAAATGGTTCATCTTCCCATACACCATCGTTTCTCAAGAAGGAAACTTGGCTCGTATTATGAGTGACCCACTCCCCGTTGCTGATGGCTACGAGTATACTTTGCAGTTGGTTCAACCCAATGCTGCTGGTATCTCTGCTGCTGACGGTGGTGAACTGCATGCTGGTGCACTCTGGGGTATGTTGTTCGCAAACGTTGGAATCGACTTCTCTCGTGGAAACGCTTCTAACTGGACAGCACCTGGTTTGGTCCGCTCTAAGATCGGTACAGTTCGTAAGTCTTACCAGTTCTCTGGTAACGCTAAGGACTATGTTGCTGAGTTTGAGCTCCCATTGAAGGAGGGTTCTTCTACCAAGTTGTGGATGGACTACGAAGAGTACCGTCACATGCTCAAGTTTAAGGAAGAGTGTGAGATGTACTACTTCTACGGTGAGCGTACCTATGATGACACTGGTCGTAACCAGATGACTGATGAGAACGGCCAGCCCGTTATCTCCGGTCCAGGTTTGTTCGAGCAGATCATCAACAAGGACACTTACTCTACCTTGACTCAGAAGAAGATTGAGGATGTTATCGGTGACTTGTTCTACGGAATGACCGACGCTACTGACAAGCAGGTGACATTGTTCACTGGTATTGGTGGTGCACGTGAGTTCGACAAGGCTCTCCGTAGCTACTACGCTAACGGTGTCAGTGGCACAGGTGTTAGCACTAGTGCTAGTAACACTTACCTCAGAACTACTGAGTCTAAGTTTATCACTGGTAGCGGTCGTAGCTTGGGTATTACCGGTTACTTCACTTCATACGATCACATCGATGGTCATACAGTGAATGTGGTCAAGGTCCCATTGTTCGACCATGGTCCTGTTGCTCAGGCTTCGAAGAAGCACCCAGAAACTGGATTGCCTCTCGAGTCATACCGCATGGTGTTTGTTGACCAGTCTAACTATGACGGGGAGAACAACTTGCAGATGATCAACAAGAAAGGTCGTGAGATGTTGCGTTGGGCTGTTGCAGGTTCAGTTGTGCCTAAGGGCTTCACTGAGACTGACACTCGCGCAAGTGATATAGACGGTGCTTCTGTGCACATGTTGAAGACAGCTGGTATCCTGCTCCGCAGATTCGATACTTCGCTAGACTTGACTTGCACTGCATCGTAATTTGGTGTTTGGTTTGCATAGGGGGGACCGCAATGGCGGCTCCCCCCGTTATGCAACAAGACAAAAGTTATTCTTAAACTAAAAAGAACATGAAAAAAATATACATCAGACGGAAGGAGCTGAATGGCTATCTTCCAAAAGACATCCTTGCAACGGCAAGGGTTTCTATAGGTTCAATCTTCGTGGGAAGACAACCTCTTAAAGGGTTTAACGATGAGGAGTCTAGAAAGTTTCTTAGATCTCTAATAGACGTACCACCTGACCACCAAGATTGGCCAAGGCTGGAGAAGGAATTTTGGGCAAACATGAGAGTGCGAGTCCCCTTTGAAGGCGCGGAACTTGACATTACTCTTGACGACGACGGGATGCCTATCAACCCATCAGACTGGGCTACTTACAACTGGTGCAAAAAGCACAGACAAGTTGGCTCTTCTAAGGAAGACATGAATTCCGATATTAGAAAGAAGTTCTACATCTACGATCCTGAAAGAGATTTGATAGCTCAAAACAGTAAAATCAAGCTCAAGAAGGATGCAGACAAAGAGTTCATTATGATATCATCAGATATGGATAAGATGAAGAGAGTACTCTGGGTTATGACGAAAGAAAATCCAGACAGACTCAGTGAGCTTGAGATTGAAAACAAGTTGTACGGACTTAAAGACTCTAAGCCAAAGGAGTTCCTTAAGATATCCCTCGATAAGAACCTTGACATCAAGGCGGAGATTGAGCAACTTGTAGAAGCATCTGTGCTTCGTAAGATTGGTAACCAGATCATCTACGGTGATGTGACAATCGGAGAAGACATGACAGATACGGTAGTTTACTTTAAGAACAAGAAAAACTCTGGGGCCATCAACTCTATGAGAGCCCAGCTTAAGACAATAGCATGACAGTAGGAGATATGCACATAGCGGTAAACTTAGGGGTGCAGAAGATTGCATCTTTTCAAGCTGATGGTTTGCTCCCAGAGGAGATAGACTTTGAGCTTAACACTGCTGTGCGCAGATTTATATCTCAACGCTATAACAAACGAGGCAACAAGTATCAGCGGGGGTTCGAACAGTCTCAGAAGAGATTGGACGACCTCCGCCACCTTGTTGAAGACTACACGACGCAGAGACACAGCTACATGGGAGTTGGGTACACGTCAAGAACTAAGGGCAACATCAACATCTACAGGTACAAGTTCCCCAATGACTACATGTTTTTGGTAAACGTTTTGTCTGAGGTTACACACAACTGTGATGACGTAAGTCTCGAGCCTGATGTGATAGATGGTTTTGAATACAAAGAGTATCTTAAGATAGATCTCACCCCTCCACTGCCAGGATATCTAATACAAAGCATAGCTGTAGCTGACCCAGACACTGAAGTACATGCGAATGTAATCTACGGACAAGAAGGTCTGTCTTATGATTTCTTAATAGGGCCTTACTACAATGGCAATATAAATCCAAGCTTGTCTAGAAACGATAGCTTTACAGACAGGTACTTTGATACAGTAGCTACAGACTCACCTCCTGCAGATGGTAATGAGTTGTTCTTAGAGAAGATCTATACAAGCAACCAAGAGAATGGGTTTGTACCTATTAGTGGAGAAGCTGTAGTAGCTCAAAGCGGTGGAGAAATAACTGAAGAAGAGGGTGCGAATCTTAACGGGGCTTACTCAGTAATAACGTGGGTAAATCCAACAACTCTCGAGACAGTAGAGCAGATAAGTAACAGAGCACCCTTCGTCACATCTGTGCCAATACGTACAGTCAGAACAAGCCCTGGAGACACCAAGATGAGAATCTACAGAACTAACTGTAAGTTTTCTCAGCAAGACGACATCTACGCTTTATTAGATGACCCATTTAATAGCACTTCTGAGAGAAGTTTATTGTATACTATACAGGAAACTTTCTTAGATTTGTATACGAACTTTAGTTTCATACCAAACTCTGTGCAGATAAAGTACATACGTAAACCTGCAGAGATATCTAAGAGGTTTGGTGTGGGATGTGAACTGCCTGAACACACGCATCATGAGATCGTGGAGATGGCAGTCAAAAGCATCTTGGAAGGCTTCGAGTCACCAAG